AGGATTTAAACAGGTAATGTATGGAGATTCTCAGGATGGATTACAGATTTACAGCCATACTTATTGTGATGATGACTTTGTTAGCATTGTTTGGTGGACCTGCACATAGTAGAAACGAATATCTTAACGAGTATGGTGCAAGATGTGGGGATTTTGAAACTAGAGTAGAGAAAGAAGATAGAAATAATGATTATAGACATTATAGTAACAACAATAATTACGATAGTGATAGTGAAAATTATAGATTAAGTTTTACTTACAGAAAATATTTAGGTGTAGATTGTAAAACTATAAAAGAAAATGTAGATTTAAAACAACAACTAGAGTTGATGAAGATGTGTGGTCGAGTTAACAATAATCCTAGTCTTGCATACAACGAAAACTTTAGATTATTAGTATCAAAATGTAGAGGTGTTACACCAACAATTGATAGAAGTAGACCAGAAGATTCTAAAAGTGCTTGGGATGATATGAAAGATGGCTACAAAAAAGAAAACCCTGACATCAAATTAATGAATGATAAGATCATAGTACCTCAAAAAAGCAAATTGAAAATGCCTCCAAAAGACTATATACTGCCTCTACCAAAACCTAAAAATGATTGATAGATTTATATATAAATGTTGCGGTTTTTTAGACCGTTATACAGAATGGATGAGTAATTTATTGGTACCCAAACCTAAGAAAAAAAAGAAAAAATGAAGATATCAAGTTCAACAACAGTAGGCATGCCAATTAAAAACATGGTTAGCATTATGGCAGCAGTAGCTGTGGGTGTGTATGGTTACTTTGAATTGACAGCTAGACTAACATCATTAGAAACTTCAAGACAATTGTTTAATGCAGACTTACTTAAGAAGAGTGAGCAACTGCCCACGGACCAGGAACAGTTTATGTTGATAGAAGATTTATATAAAGCCACAGAAAAATTAGAGATAACTCAGGAACAAAATATGACTAACAAAGTTAATATACAATTCCTTAATAAGCAACTAGAAAAAGCATTAATTGATATAGAAAAATTAAAAGATAAAGTTAGAGCCAATGGTAGTGGCAGTCATGATTGAGGTAGTAGTTGCACTGCTGATGATTGTTAATGGGGAAATAAAAGAACATAGAATACAACCAGCAATGAGTGATTGTTTAAAAGGTAAGAGAGTTGCTATGCGTGGTAATAATTCTAAAAGCGTTGAATATCAATGTATTAAATCTAAGGCAGAAACAGAAATTTATTTAGGTGAAAAATCTATAAAAAAGCTTATACTAAATTAATGCCGAAAGTAAAAAAATTTAAAATTGAAGCAGAAATAGTACATGGTGAATGTCCTACCTGTTCTGAACTAACTATGTTAGTTGGATTAAGTAATGATGTTTATAGATGTATGAACTGCGGTGCAGATTTAGAACAACATATCAATGGTAAGATAAGTTATTTACCTATTATGGCTTCACGAAAAGATGGTGGCAAAGTTTTTGTTAAGGAATGGAAGTAATGCCTTTTAAATCAGAAAAACAAAGAAAATATTTATTTGCAAAGAAACCTAAAGTTGCAGCTAGATTTGTAAAAGATTCTAAAAAGAAAAAAGTTAAAAAGAAATAATGGCCAAACAAAGTTTTAAATACTTCACACCTCGTGATAAACCTAAGAAAAGAGGGCCTAGACAACACAAAAAATCATTAAATAAGGCAGAAAAACGTCAAAAAAAAATGACGAGATACAAAGGCCAGGGTTGACATTACTCACATAATATCCTATAATGAAAGTAGAAAGGTAATTTATGAAAAAACTAACCATAACGAGTAAAAACATAAGTCAGAAACAATGGTCTAATCTTATATTAGAATTAAACCTAATGAAGAAAGCATGGAAACCTTATGCAGACATTCAGCTTGAGGCACCAGGGATCAAGAAAATTATAGCTTGGGGTACAAGTAATTATGACTCTAAAACAGGAGAATAATGGAACTAATAATTTTCAACGACGGACTTTATCAATTGATTCCTGTCACAAAGCAGATGATGGAACATATATCTTTATTGGCACCAGTAAACTGCATGGACGTGTGCGAGATACTTCGAGCAAAACTAAGCGGGTACGCAGACACACTAAACCTACACATCATGAATGATGGTAGTGGTAATTTTATTGGTTGTATCTGTAATTAAATAATTTTATCTGGTTTACAAGAAAACTTAGTATAAGCTTTCATACTGTTGGTCCATTCTGGGTCAAAGCCTGCCATGAGTTTGTATGAGTATTCATAACCGTAAACTATACAGCTGCTATAATCATCAAATAATACTGTTGGTGTAGGTATAACTTTGCAGCTATTGCCTGCAATTTCGCTACATAAAACCATTAATAAAACTGTTTTTATCATTGACACCTATTGTAATTTATGAGATATATCCCATATGATAATTTATAATGAAAGGAGTATATCATAGATGACTGACATAACTAAATATAAAAACGTCTCATTGAGTCATGCAACATATAATACGATTGACAAGATTAGAAAAGTAATACAGCCAGATACGGTTTTGAGTAGATCACAAACTATTAGTATTTTAGTAAATGAGAAAGCGAGGAAACTAAATGGAAAAGTCAAAGACAAATAAAGTACCTTGCCCTAATTGTAAGGGCAATGGGTACGTAAGAGTGCCATATGAGCTAGCACGAGAAGAAGTGGTAGTTCAATGTGGAGTATGTGAAAGCCAAGGAGAAGTAAATGCAGATGAAGTTGATAATATTGTTATTGATTCTGATGGTGTTCACAGGTTGCAGTAAGTTTGAGTTTAACCCATACACAACAGTAGGAAGGATGTTATTAAAAAATGGACAATAAAAGAGGACCCAATGATCTAGAAGAACAGATTGCTATGTTAACCAAGCAGAAAGAACTTCTACAGAAAAAGTGTAGACAAGCAGGTGAAGCTATACTTAAACAAGAAGGTAGATATATATCTTTAGAGAAAGAGTATGACAAAGTATGCGAAGAGAGAGATAATCTAACTACAATGCTTAAATCAAATGACGACACAAGATGATTAAATATATATTAATGAGAATATATCATTATTCCACATACTTAAGTAGTTGGTCATGGCAGAAATTATATGGTAATAGAAAAAATGGCTATGGATACAGAAAAAGATAAATTTGATAAGTTGCAGCAAGAGCAGAGAGATCTAGACGAAAGCTACAGACAATCTATAAAAAATAAACAAGAACGTGAAGAGAATGAAGCCTATCTAAAAGAAATAAAAGATAAGCTGTGAAAATAAATAAATTATATACCTACCCTAAGTCTATGCGATCTGTAATTAATGGTGGCAGGCATTATGATATAGATGGCGATAAGTTACCAAGTGTTACGACTATATTATCTGCGTGTCAGTCAGATGAGAAGAAAGCATCACTTGCTAATTGGAAATTAAAAATGGGTGACAAGGCCGCTGATGAAGTAAGAGACACGGCAGCAGCACGGGGCACAGCCATGCACACGTACCTCGAACACTATTTGGATGGCACAGGTTACAAGGACCTGACACCTTTGGGCAGACAAGCCGAGACTATGGCTAACAAGATTATAGAGTCGGGACTCGGGGACCTGGAAGAGTTATGGGGTTTGGAGACTACGTTGTACTACCCTGACTTGTACGCAGGAGCAACAGATGTTGTTGGAGTCTACGGGGGTCAACCGGCTATCATTGACTTCAAGCAATCTAATAAACCTAAACGTAGAGAGTGGATTATGGATTATTTTGAACAGCTGGGAGCATACACCATGGCGCATAACCAAGTTTATGGTACTAAAATACAGTCTGGAATCGTTCTAATGTGTACTAAAGATTTTCTGTTTCAGAAGTTTGAGGTGTCTGGACGTGAATTTGTAAGACACCAACACGCATTCTTGCGTAAAGTAGACCAATATTACAAAAATGTATCCCAAGCAAAAGAGGGCCAGGATACAAAAAATGATCAAAAAGTATAATGAATCCAGGGCTAATTTCATATTTAGACAATTGTATACCATTTTTGTGTGAAAATAAAAAAAACTTTTTTGTTTTTTTTAAAACCCGGGTACAAAAGGTACAAAAGTTAGAAGTGTTGTATACCAACACTTAATCGCTCAAATTTGTATCCTAGAGCAGGATACAATTGGATACAAAAGATACAATTTTACATAAAAGCAAGTAATACCAACGATTTAAGGGGCAATTTTTTCAATATTTGTTTTTTTTCAAATAGAAAAATCCATAAAAAAATAGTATACATGTCATATGCCTAAACAGAAAAAGAAATTTATACCACTGCCCTACAAACAACTTGGAAGAGACATTTCTAAGTATCCTTTTGTAGAAATTAGATGGGTAGACATCGAAGGTGACGACGGCTGGAGTACATTGTCATCATTAGACAAAGATAAACTACCTGTTGCAGTATCTAAAGGTTATTTATTAAGTCAACGTAAGGGTGTCACTAGAATATTTAGAGACTACATTGAAAGCAAAGAAGGTAAAACCTTTGAAGACATAGGCAGTACAGTAATTATTCCAACTTCAGTAATTGTATCTATTAAGAAACTTACTATTCAGTAATTTGTTTTGCTGATTCTAATCTATCTTTTTGTAGTTCTTTAATACGTTTAATCTCTTCTATCTTCTCGGCTTTAGTAATATCATTGAGATTACCATGAATATGTATGTCCATGAATTGGCCTGTAGCTTTGCCTATTAAGTTCTCGAACCCTAATGCTTTCTCAATCTTGCCTTGGTCAACTAGAGTTTGAGATAACACTTGCTGTCTTCTAACATAGTTATTTTTTGTAACAGTAAATGATCTGTTAACTTCATTTGATCTAGTCTGTAAATATCTTTGAATCTTTGGGTTCTGTATCAGTCCGGCTGCCTCCTGTGCTGCTGACTTTTCTGCATACCCAGCTTTGATAGCGGCTTCTTTTCTAGTAGTCCTACCCTCATTCATAATAAGGTACTCACAAAATCTTCTTTGCATTTCTGTTAGCTCTGTTGGGTAGGCTGCCTTTTTTTGAACAACTTCTTTTGTCATACTTGCATTATACAGAAAATCTTATATAATTACAAGTCATGACAGGAAAAGAATTAGCTCAGGTTTTAAACAAATTTTTAACCTCACCAGCAGCACAAAATGCTAGAGTTCAAATTGAAATGTCTAATGGAGATAAATTAGACGTAAAAGAAATTCAGTTGTTGGAGAATAGAATGATTGGTGATAGAGATACTCACAGAATAAATATAAAAGGCGAGACTCTACCAGGTACTTGGAAGATGGGTAAAATCATCGGAAAACTCTAACTAGGTTAACCCTTGAAATTAGAGAAGGATTTGTGGCGTGAGCTTAAAAGAATTAAAAGTAAAATTAATTGGACAAGACTGGAAAACCGTAGCTTATTGGGCACTCCCGATCTATTGGGTTATAATGATCTTGGCAGGTTTTTCCTTGTTGAGCTGAAGTTAACAAAAGTTAATAAGATACGCTTCTCACCCCACCAAATAGCTTTTTTTGTACGTCATCCAAAAAACTCATTTGTCCTTGTTGCCGGATCCCCGGACCCTGAGCTTGTGCGCTTGTACCCTGGTTCCAGGATCTTGGAGCTTGTGACCTCTGGCTTGAAGCTTGAACCCTTGGCTTGTGGGCTTGCAGCCTGTGTGGGTTGGTTCGAAAGCTTGTAAGCTTGCACCCTGACTGTCTTGTCTTTTTTATTTTTTTTTTCTTAGTGTTTTCCGTAGGATACATTTTTTATGTCCTTGCTCCAGCATGCTCGACAATCTAAACACTTGCCGCCCTGATCAGGAGCCCTGCAGCTGGGCGCGCCATCAGTCACCACGGTTGAAGAGTGGGACCAGGCGTTGCCAGCGGTCCCGTCTACCTTAGCAGCTGACAGTCTAATAATTAAATTTTCGGGCACGTCTTCAGGCTTAGGCAAATACTGCCGTTCCTGTGTTGGCAACCAGTGCTGGGTGCCCGGTGTCTGTTTACATACTTCTATAATTTTATTCATATGGTCCACGCTCTGAAGGTCCCCGGCATCGTGCCATCTAAACCATTTTTGGCGTTTAATCTGTACTACCATTGCTTCAACCCATAGCGGGTTGGTGATAGCGTCCAGCCTTCTATACTGGGCCGCCTTGATTGCTGGGTAGCGTGTATAATTACCCTTCATTGCATAACATCCAAAACATGGTGACGTTGGAATTTTTCGGAGCTTGGACCCTGTTTGACAGGCCCACGCCGGCAGGCTGTAACTCAGGCCCGGCATCTTGCTGGTACGTGTTAACGACTCAGTTATTTTTTTTGCGTCTTTTACTAACATATATCCTTTCTGTTTAATCTTATATTATCCTATAACACAAGCTTGAGAGCTTGTCAACTGGCCAGCTTGTGCGCTTGAGCTCATCGGGGAGGGCCCACCCTTTTTTTTATTATGTCCAGGCCCCTTTGACATAAAAGTACTTGGGGCCCGGTTCCTAACAGACAGGAATTTCATTAATCTAAGAGCGTGTAATACTGGTCCGTAAAATATTTTTGGAACCACGTAATACCCTTGCGCATAGTTTTAAAATCTTCTTTAAACTCTGCATCTTTGATTCGTTCGTAAACAGCGACCGCGTATCGGGGCAGCTGGCAGGACTCGCCACTGTATGGATTCTTAACATCCTCCATAGCAAACTTAGACGCTGGATCTGACAGCATTATTTTAAATGGTAACTTCTCACCGGGCTTTGTTATTTCTTGTATTTTCATATTTCCTTTCTGTTGTTTTTTATATCCTATACTATCCCAGGTCCCTTGTCAAGCTTGCCAGCTTGTGAGCTTGCAACCATTGAGGCGGGCCCACCCTAAAAAAAGGGAAAAAATTTACAACCCTAGGTTTTTCAACCTAGGGTAGATTAGCCCTGTTCTGCCGTTAGCTAGTATCGGTAACCTACGAGAGAATCAACTAGCACTTCTAGTCGTAGTTTAAGTCACGACAACTAATTTTGTTTTAGTAAATGCAGGGATTGTCTGTGTTAATCTCCCTGCATTTAAGTTGCACACTTTTTACAATGTGTAATTCTATAATTCTATAATTGTTGTTCCCCCAAAGGTAATCCTAAATCTTCTAATTTGTCATAGATATATTCATCAGGGTCACCAGTTCTTGCTTTCTGTGTGCCGTATGGCATTTCTTCTTGAAAGTGACCAAACAAATCAAACATCAAATCAGAATCATCTAATTGGTCAATGTCCAAATGCAACGCATTATGCTTAATTAAAATTTTTTTTACTTCTTCGTATTCGTCATATATTTTAGCCATATTTCCTCTTTCTGTTATATATCTTATATAATCCTATTGACATTGTTTGTCAAGGGGTATATAAAATAAATATGCAAACAAAATTATCTTCATCAATATTACAGTTTGCAAAGGTGTCGGTGGGCTACATGAAGAAACCCACCGAACCGATTAACCAACAATAAAGGAAACATGGAACAGACAAAAAAACATAGAATAAGACTTAACCAAGAATACAGAAACAAGATAGCCCAAAGAATACATCTTGGTTTAGAGCAAGAAAATACTGTAGAGAAAGAAAAATATTTACAGTTAAGAGAGCAAATGCAACCCAATCAAGATAAGGCATGGGAACTAATGCACTCAATAGGTAGAGAAAACTACCCCCAAGAAGATGTTGATATGGCATGGCACTTACAGAAAAAATATCAGAATGTGAATACTATTGCACCTGATAGCTGTTTCCATGTTGCATACATGGATACAAGGAAAGAAGATAAACTTAATTACAATGGAGATATCATAGAAGCTAAAGGTCAACCAATGGAAATTGAGGAACACTTTGATTTTAAAGTTAATGGAAGTGTAGAGGGTGGTAGCAGTAGCCATTCAAGTGGTACTGCGTTTGCTTATGCTTATTTTAGAGATGAGTTGAAAGGCAAAGAGGATTGCAACCCTGATATTAATATCTTGATGAAAGATAAGGACAGCAACAACCCATACCAAAGAAAGATAACTGAGGCAAATGACAAATATCTTGGAATAGGACATGAGAGTAGTAGCGATCATACAAGCTACCAAGCTGAATGGGATAAGAAATATTCTATGGATTTAATTGGTAGAGAGTATTGTAGAGATAGACAGTTAATGACTACTAAAGAAAACTACGATCAGTTATTATTTTGGAAATCTCAAAAAGCAAAGTTTGTTACTTCACATGAAAATTGGGTTATATCAATCCAAGATCAAATGAAAGAAATCAAACTTGGTTTGAAAGGTTATAGGTTTCTTGATGAGGCAATAGAACTTGCAACAGAACTTGGTTTGACTATTCAAGATAGTGAGATCATAAGAACTAACTCTACAGGTTTAACTATCTTCAATCCTAAAAATCTTGCTGATAGAATTAAGGGCATGAAAAACAAGGTCAAACAAACTAGAGAGGAAAAAATAGCCATAGCAAAATCTATGCAATCTCAAGCTGTAAATTAAGCTATTGACATTGATGTGGGATAATGTTATAATTATCCCATATTAACAAATAACAGAAAGCAATAATATGCAAACAATAGACAAACTACAAAAGCAATTACTTCTAGGTACAGAAATAAATGCAATACTAAAACAATCAAATAGACTTTTAGATATAGTAAAAGAGAACCAAGAATATTCTCATAAACTACAAGCTGAAAGCAACAGACTAGAAAAAGAAATACAAGAAGAAAGAAAGGTAGCATAATATGATTTTACACAAACAATTTATGATTACTTATTTCTCTACTAAAGACGGAAAGACAATCACAAGGAAAGGAACTTGGACTGAGAAATGCAAATACTTCACAAGTAAAGTTGGCAATCATATGATGACATACTTTGATATGGACGCCCAAGGTTATAGAACTGCTAAAGGTTCTTGGACTGTGAGGTATTAATGAGCAACGAAACATTAATAATAAACATAGTAGTTGTAATAGCTATTGTTTCACTATTAGTAATACTTGACGCATTTTCAGGCGGTCAGTTGTTTTTTGGAAATGGGGTATTTTAATATGAGATATTGTCAGGGTACTTTGTGCCATACTTATGACACCTCAGACAGAAAGAGAGGTGTCAAGGGTAGCAAAACAAATCAGACTAGAAAGAGGTCAGACTTTTATTATGGCAATGGAAATTTCTGCACCTTAACCTGTCTAAACGATTGGTTTCAAACCCATGGAGATAATGCAATCAATCATTTTGGTAGAGTAACAAGTCCAATAGTATTAACAGAAGAAAACGCATGGAACAGAAGATATAATTATCATAAGTGGCATGAACAAAACACAGACCACTTATCAGATTATATTGAAGTGAACATGGTAACAAGAGAGGAGAGGGATTGCGAATGAGTCAAGAACAACTAATGAAACATAAGATTAAATTCTTAGAGGATAGAATAAAGGTGCTAGAGATGTGCGTAGGTCGTATCAACAATATACTTGGTAGATTTCAGATGACTGAGGGTAATGATTCAGGGTTCAAGGATATAGAACACTTGAGCAAGGACAATGGCAACGAGTTAATATAATCTAGTGTAGGGTGTATGCAGTAATCACATACACCCACATGTAGTGTGTCAAGTATTATTTACCCATATTTTTTTTAGAGTATACAGGGAGGGCCCACCCCCTCCCTGGCGGGCCCACCCAGATAGATAGAGGTACCACAGCAACCAGAACACAGCATAGACTTTGTATATAACGACACCCCCTATTTAGTATATAGGGATCCTAAGTATACCATATATAGACTAATCCATATGATTAAGGTATAAGATTTGAAATCATATTATCGATATGCAAAAAAATAATTTAAAAAATCTGGAGGGGTTGACCCCAGACGAAAGTGCTAAACTACTTGAACTTGAACGAAGTGTTGCTTTAGATGAAGCTCGTCCAAATATTACAAAAAATTTTCTAAGTTTTGTAAAGTACGTGTGGCCAGAATTTATTGAAGGTTCTCATCATAAAATTATTAATAAAAAATTTAATGACTTGGCTGAAGGTAAGATTAAACGTCTTATTATAAACATGCCACCACGTCATACTAAATCAGAATTTGCATCCTATTTATTACCAGCTTGGATGATTG